TGGTGGAGAAATTTATCAACCTAATGACTCAGAATGGCACAGAAAAAATCAAGGTCGGATGTATAAGATCAATGAGAACAATCCATTCACCTTGGTTCCAGATCTGAGCATTTGGTTGTTACAGAAATATGGTGTTGAAATGTCATGGAATGAGTTTCAGGCAATTCGTATACATGATGGTCTATATGATGAAGGCAATCGTCCATATTTCATTTCCAGATCAGAATCCAGTAAACTGAAAACCAACATGGTGATGATCTTACATCAGGCAGATATGATGGCATCACGAAAAGAGTATGAAGCATATCGTGACAAGAAGCCATCCACTTCAATACCTAAACGTTCTACTCGTACAGGTAAGAGTAGTATTTCATCATCTAACAAACCTATGAACACAAAAGATATGTTCAATGACCTATTTGGATAAATTATGATAGCAGCAGTAATCACAACATCAGCATTGTTAATAACATCGATTCTACTAAATTTGAATCAGATGCGTAAACAAGAAAAATTAGAAGAATATATTGAAGAATTGGAAAATTCCAATACCAATTACTATACATTTTATAATGATCTCAAAAAGATGTCAAATGAATCATATTCTCGTATGCGGCAAATTGATCGTTTAGGATCATTTGAATCAGATGATGAAATTGGTTTCATATTCAAAGATATCAAATTGATAATAGAAGAACTCAATAGGAAGTTTTAATGAGTAGTGTAGATAGATTTTATGAATGGTATAGGACTGAAGGCAGTCAGAAAGAACTGGAACTTTCCAAAAATAAAAAATATAAGCGGCAATATTTCACTTTTGTAACTGAGGAAGCTATTCATGCTTACAATGGCGAAGAAAACAAATATAAGCGCGACAGAATCTTCAAAGAATATATCAATTATCCATTTCATAAGTTGGTGGAGAATGTGTATCACACTTTCAAGTTCACATATTTTGATGTTCCTTATGAAGATGTGCAGAAAGAAGTTGTGGCATTCATGACAGAGAAAATCGGAAAGTTTCAGAAAGGTAAAGGTAAAGCCTTTTCCTATTTCACTATCATTGCGCGAAACTATCTGATCATACAGAATAATACCAATTACAAAAAACTCAAAGCGCGAACAACAACAGATGCCATTGACATGGAACGTGATTTAGACACAGAAATGAATCTGTCAGATCATCAAGAAAATCTAAGAGATTTCATTGATCAATGGGTTGCTTGGTATGACGCTAATCTGAATAGACATTTTACAAATGAACGAGATATACAGATAGCAGATACTGTTTTAGAATTATTTCGGCTGCGCGCTACCTTAGAAAGTTTCAATAAAAAGGCGTTATATATTCTGATCAGAGAACGTACAGGAATGAAGACACAATTCATTACCAAAGTTGTGAACATCATGAAGTCTCAGTTCGAAGAAATGTACAGAGAATATCTACGCACTGGTCAGTTAACAGAAATATAACGGTTTCATATTTATAGAAAAGAGTCTATGAGTACTGAATTCGAACTGTTCAAAGGAACTACTTTTTCTGACTTAATGAAGGACATTTATCATAATTCTAAACGAAAGTCTAGACAGATAGAAGGTCTTATTAAGGAGTTACAGCCAATGATAAACAATGTCGGTGATGCCACTGTTATTGTTCCTATGATCAAGGATTATTTAGAAGTATCAGTTAAAAATGATGATGCTCTAGTAAAGTTAGCAGCAGTTGTGCAACGATTAGTTGCCGGCAATAAGCGTGATGATGAAGGCAGTTTGTTATTGACAGATGAAGAACGTGATCAGTTATTGAAAACAGCTGAGGAAGAAATTGAAAAGATCAAGGACAGTAACAAGACTGATAAAAATCTAAACTCAAATGCAGCAGAATCCGACAGGTAGAAACTTAACATTGTCAGTTGGTACAGTTTTAGATACTGCTGATTATAATAACTTTGTCAATCAAACTCAGTATGGTATGATACCGGTGGCTACTGAGACAGGATATGCAGTCGCATTTCCATTATCTGTCAATACAATTAATATTCCATTACCTGGAGAACCTGTCATATTGTTCACCGGTCCTGAATATTATAACACTGATCCGAGCGGTGGGGGTTCTGTATCACCTGGCCAAACATATTATTACATATCAGCTATATCCGTTTTAGGTAACATTAATCATAATGTTAGGCCAATGCCACGTGCAACTACTACTGGTAGATCAAATGATTCGGCTGTACGTAATTCGGTTAATCTGGATAAAGGCATTGGAATATTTTCTAGTCCAAATGCGCAATATGATAATCCAGATGTACATGCAGGCAATGAAGAAAGTATAGATAGTATACAACGAGCTCGACGAAATCAGATAGATCCTCGTAGATTGATATCATTCATAGAAAAAGAAGTGAAACCTCTGCAGTCATTTCAAGGTGATCATCTGTTTCAGAGTAGATTTGGTAATGCTATAAGATTATCATCTACACATACAATAAACAATCAATCTACCAAAGAATATGTTAAGTATCCATATTGGAAAGGTGAATCCACAAATGATCCGTTCATTGCCATCACATGCGGTATCAATGATAATGATCCTGACACAAAATTTTCTATAGAAAATCCAGATCTCGATGACAGTACTATCATGTTATCTAGTAATCAACGCATACAGAACATGACATTGTCACAACCAAAACGATTGCGTGGTTTTGCACCATTAACTGATTACAGAAGTCCACAGATAGTATTAACATCAGATCGTTTGATTTTCAATTCCAAACAAGATGAAATATTATTATCAGGCGGAAAAACTGTTGGCATTGCAACGCCTGGTTGGGCAATGGACATGGACAAGATGTTTGATATATTAGAAGGTATGTTAACTGAATTAGCTGCATTGACTTCTGCACAGGCTACCTTTGTTACAGGAGTAGGACCTACAGGGCCAGCTACTAATGCTACAAAGATACAAGATCTGTTAAGCAGTTTACGAAACATGAGACAATAATGTTATGCCATTAGACAAAGACAAATTGACAGAAAGTCTAGTAGCTGTTTTTTCTGATCTGGATGTTAATGCTACTAGCAAAGACAAGTTTATTCAGATCTTTGAAGCCATTGTGGAATACAGCAGAGGCGTAGTACCGCCATCGGCTACTGTAGATGCATTTGGTAAAACCATTTTAAGAGTGTTAAGCAAATTTCCAGGTGGTCTTTTTTCAGCCGGTATACCAATATTGGAAAAACAATTGCCTAGATTTGCTCAAGGAGTTGCTATAGGAATGTTACCTTTATACAAAGGTACAAAACCACCTCAACCATTAGACACAGTGTTACAGAAAGTGATGGCTCAGAATGTGGCAGAAGCTAGATCTATGGAAGACTGTGCCAAGGCTATGGCTGATGCGATACATCAATGGTTCAGTACAGGTACTGCGGAGGCCACACCTATTGCTTTTGGCGTCCCGCCATTTATACCATCATGGGGTATTGCTTCAATACAACGAGAAGATTACAATAAAGGAGACTATTCTGGTATAAAATGGTTACCGATAGATAGTATAGGTCATCCAAATGCTAACAGAGTACGTAGAGTGTTAAGAGCTTTAGAATATGGAGAAAAAGGTAAACGCAGAACCGGCCGACCAGTTGGTGAAATGTCCAATGGTGGTGATATATCAAATCTAATGGCCAATTGGCTCATATTTGCATTGAGTGAGATAAAACAAGAAATGCCAGAGGTAAGTCTTGCTATGACAGGAGGTAATGACATATTTCATCAAGATTTAGGATATACAAGTAATCATACCAGAGGTATGTCCATGGATTTTGTAGTACTTCCTGCTGGAAGAAATATACCAAGAGTCGCAGACATTTTACATGGTATATCCGGATCGCCGAGTAATGTCAGGGCAGATGGTGAGCCTATTTTCAGATTCATAGATGAATACAATCACCCATCTGCTGCAGCATCTGCGGCACATTTCCATTTATCTGTACATCCTGATCCGCCTGATAGTAAGGAATCAATTTCGCGCGCTGAAAAGTCTAGAAGATTAGTAGACAATGGTACAGTCCCAGATCGACCATTCACATCAGCAGTTTACGTATTCGAGGAATCTACACAGTCCTTGATTATCGAACAAAACATAGTATAAATTCCATTACAATTCATATTTATAGTAAAATAGTACTATGGGTAAATTTACACAAGCTTTACGGCAAATGATCAGGCAGGAAATGAGAGATGTACTCACAGAAGAATTGCTGCCTATCCTGAAAGATGTGTTAGTAGAACAACGGCAAACATTGCCAAGTAAACCTCAACGCAGAAAACCTGTGACAAAGAAAACATTTTCAAAAAATTCTATACTGAATGATTTATTAAATGATACAGCGACGTCTACAAATTTTGCTGAAATGAATTCAGGGCCATTAGTAGAATCTGGATTGAGCATGATGAGTTCAGAGCCTGATGTCACTCCAATGACTGATATTGATGGCCGTCCTGTTGATACATCAAATGAAGCAGTTGCAAATGTTCTTAATCTTATGAATAAGGACTACTCTGGATTGATGAAAGCAATTGATAAGAAGAAAGGGATTGTATAATTGGCTCGGACAGTATTTACATATCAACCGATACCTGCTGGTCGGACTGCATTAGGTATTAAGTTACCGTTTAATAAAGGTGTAGTCGGAGGCCGATCTCCATTTCAAAATTATTCGTCTGGATCATTAGATGGTGCTGGGGTATTTGAATCATCATATGACACTGTGGAACAAGCTGTTTCAAATTTGAAAAGTTTATTGTTAACACGAACAGGTGAAAGATTTATGCAACCAGATCTGGGCACTGATATTTTCAATGCATTATTTGAAAACATAACACAGGATTTGGAAGATTATCTGGAAAATAATATCAAAGAAAAAATTGCTTTCTGGTTACCATATATCGGAGTAACTGATCTGCGTTTATTCGAAAATATCGATAAAGGATCATATCTGATTCAGTTATCTGTTGTAATCAATCCACAAGGAGCTAATAGAGTTATCAATATTTTAGCCGGAAATGAAAACATATCAATAATAGAAGATAATACTCCAGTCACTGATTCTCAAGGTAATCTAATCGCTGGCCCAGTTGGGCAATTAACGGCAGTTGGTAATTTCAATGGAGGTTCCATTACTGGCGGTACACCGTTAGCTGGAGTTGATCCGAATAGTGTTAGTTTTTCTTATTAGGAATAAAAAATGAGTATAGTTAAAAAAGACGTAAGATATTTGAATAAAGATTTTGCACAGTTTCGTCAGAATCTTATCAATTTTACAAAAACATATTTTCCAGATACATATGGTGATTTCAATGAGTCATCTCCTGGTATGATGTTCATGGAAATGGCTTCATATGTAGGCGATGTATTATCATTTTATACTGATACTTCTTTCAGAGAATCTATATTATCTTTAGCACATGAAAGAAAAAATGTCATGGAGATGGCACAGTTATTTGGATATAAACCAAGAAATCGTACGCCGGCAACATGTACATTATCTGTATATCATTTGGTTTCAAGTATTGGATCAGGCGCTAACATTGAACCGGACATGCGACAAGCATTATCTGTAGAGGCTGGCATGGTTGTGAATTCTGAAAATAATATAGAATTCAGAACCGTAGAACCTATTGATTTCAGAGTAGATCCAGAAATAACTGTGTATGATCTGGATAGCAATGGCGATCCTGTAAATTACTTATTGAAAAAACATGTACAAGTCGTGTCAGGTACTGTGAGAACAGAGTCATTTCAATTCAATGATCCTAAACCATATGAAAAAATTGTTTTACCTGATGATGATGTTGTTGATATTGTATCCATAGTAGATACATCAAATAATACATGGCGTGAAGTAGATTATCTGGCACAAGATACAGTCTTTGAAGATGTTTTAAACATACCTTTCAATGATCCTTCATTGAGTCAATTTGCATCATCTGTGCCTTATATTCTGAAACTTAGAAAAACTCCTAGAAGATTCATTACAAGAACTCGAGATGATAATAGAGTTGAGATTCAATTCGGTTCTGGTATCAGTTCAGATGCTGATGAAGAAATCATACCTAATCCAAAAAACGTAGGTTTGGGATTGGAATATCTTAGGAGAGAAACATTAAATAATTTAGATCCATCCAATTTTCTGTATACCAGTACTTATGGATTAGCTCCTAACAATACATCATTAACTGTCACATACACCACCGGTGGAGGTATAGGTGATAATCAAACTGCTAATACAATTAATAACATAGTAAGTTTTAACATATTGAATCAAAGTTATAATACATTAAATTTTGAATTGATAGCAGAAACATTGGCCGTTACAAATGAAGAACCAGCCACCGGTGGAAATGATTTCACGGATATAGAGCATATAAGACAAAATGCCATGGCATCGTTTGCCGCGCAGAACAGAGCCATTACAAGAGAAGATTACATATCCAGAATATATGCCATGCCAACAAGATTTGGGGCAGTCGAAAAAGCCTTTGTTATTGGTGATACTCAAATTGATACTAGGACGACAGCATATCCAGCATATACTATACAAAATCCATTAGCCCTCAACGTGTACATTTTGACATATGATGAGAATCGTAATTTCACATCAGCTAATGTTGCTCTGAAGGAAAATCTAAGAACTTATTTATCTGAATATAGAATGTTGACAGATGCTTTGAATATCAAAGACGCATTCATTATTAACATAGCCATAGATTTTGAAATCACAGTAAGACCTACATATAGCAATTCAGAAACAGTGCTCAGATGTATTGAACGCCTCAAGTTTCTGATGTCAAATGAACGAGCTCAAATCAATGGATCGATTGATATGAATGCCATAAAAGCTGATCTGGATCGAATAGAAGGTGTACAGACAGTGAATAGTTTGAATATTACCAACGTTTATTCAACAGCACAAGGATATTCAGGTAATGTATATGACATAACAGCTGCTACAAAAAATGGAATCATTTATCCAAGTTTAGATCCATGTATTTTCGAAGTGAAATATCCTAATCAAGATATAAAAGGTAGAACCATAGGAGACTGATATGTATAGAATATTTTATGCTGAGCGTGATGCCACGATATATGAACGGTTCCCTGAAAGAAATACTGGTGTCGATCAAATATTAGAATTGACAAAGATCTCATCAGCTTCAGATGATTTCAGTAACACATTCAATACCAGATTTTTAGTAGACTTCGGAAGTCAGATTGATACATTACGGACTGAAATAAATGCTGGTCGTATACCTAATTTGGATACATCATCAGTTTATATGACCATCACTTCTAATCAATCTAATGATCTGAAACAACAATATACATTAGAAGCTTATGCGGTATCAGAATCATGGACCAATGGAAATGGATTATTTTCAGATGAACCAGAAACGAGAAATGGAGTATCATGGTATTATAGGTCTGGAACGCCAAATGCAGTATTTTGGAATACCGGGTCAGCTGAATCAGTTGGTTCAGGATCTGCTACAAACATCGGAGGTGGTACCTGGTTAACTGGAGCCACGTATAGAGCATCACAATCATTTAACAATGAAATACCTGACATCAGAATGAATGTTACTGACATAGTCAAGCATTGGGTTGATCAGGATATAGATAACAATGGTTTCATTGTTAAACGTTCTTTAAACGACGAATTATCAGGTGATATTTTAGGTTCCATAAAGTTCTTTAGTAGAGAAACAAATACGGTTTATGTGCCTAGGCTTGAAGTGGCATGGAATGACGCATCATTTTCTAACACATCATCAGCTGAAATATCAACTGAGACATATGTACCATACATTAAAAATATCAAACCAGAATATCGACCTACAGATATAGCAAAGTTTAGAATAGGAGCCCGTCCAGAATTTCCTACCAAATCATATTCTACTGCATCATTTTTTATCACAACAAACAGATTACCCACATCTAGTTTTTACAGTATTTGTGATTCTATAACAAATGATACCATCATACCATTTGATACAAATGCTACACAGATAGATTGTGATGTGAATGGCAGTTTTTTCAAATTACGTATGGATTCATTTTTTCCAGATAGATATTACAAAATTAAATTGAAGGTAGAAAGAGAGGGCGGCGATGACATTCAAACATTTGATGACTTCTATTTCAAAGTTATAAATTAAGGTTATGCCAAATACATTTATATTTAATCCAAATCCGCAAGCAATACCTGCAGAACCATTTGTAGTCAATGGATACTATCCATTATATTTTACTGCACAAGCTGCTATCAATGTTTCACCTTTAGGCGCATATCACGAACATGTACTTAATGGCACTGTTTATTATATGCCTGATCAGATTCAGGCTCCGCCGGCTCCAGGTCAGTATCATGGAGATTATCCTGGACTAGCTAATACAGCAACACCATATGATTTGCAATTAGCAGATAGAAACAATAATAATATAGCAGAAATAGATCAATTTCAAGATCAATATGTTGTATATAATTTACAACAACAATCGCCGACTGTGAGACAAGAGGTGTTAGATGATATAGTCGATCCATTTTTTGATTTCTTTGTTCAAGAAGATATACCTGTGACACCAGCTCCTAATGATCTTTTTATTGTAGCTGGAGGAGATCTTGCTAATGTAGTAAGTTTGGATTTAATCGATGTACACGATCAATATATATCTCGAGGACCTCAAAATTTAGCTGCGGGTGATAATCAGGTATCTAATGTATTTTGTGTTTATTATATTAATCATGGGCAGGCATTACCAATACCTAATTACAAGACATTAGAAGTAATGTTAGTTGAACGTGGATTGACATATGGGGCAATACAAATTGCTACTCAAGCTGATTTTGAAACATATGATTTATCTATAGACGGTCAGATTGCGGATGATGACACTTTATCATCATATGATGAATTCATACAGAAAATGACTTTAGATCGATCATCTGAATGGAATATTGGTATCAGATTCCGAAGTGGATATAGACCATTAGCTCCATTTGTACGAGATCCAGGAGATTATATTAGACCAGTACCAGTCGGTGCTACATTTAATACTATAACATCATTGACTCCACAGCAGAGATATTATGAAAAGGCATTTCAGCAACAAACGTTCCGAGAGCGAATGAGAGAACGATTTGAAGGGCAGATGGTCATATTAGATTGGCCAAGCTTGGGCGGTAATTGGGATGATCAGGTTGTTGCAAACTTTACCGATGTTCAAGTTGATGATCTAGTTAATAATTTGCGAATGATGGTACATGGTCATTGGAAACAAGTGACTGATGTATTTGTTATCAAAAAATATGCATATCAAAATAATTATGACATATCACGATACGGCGAAGTAGCGCCGGATCTGGCTAATGGTGTTATTGGCGCTGATGGTAGATATGGAGAATCAGGTCTGATTAACATACTAACAGACAATGGCGGTGTTACAGTAATTAGATCATTGACGCCAGAAGGTAATATAGATCCTACTTTAACTGACACATCTCAAGAATTAGAACCAGCATGGAATGAGTTTCCGCATATTATAACTTCCGACGCTGGTACTGATATCGGTGATGATGGTATTGCAGGTCTGGACTTAACAGAATATAACAGTTATATAGATTTTGAATCCAATGGGTATGACATGTTCAATGTAGTCGAACTTCAACCATATGAACCGCCTGGATCAATTAAATACTATCCTGAAAATCGATTCATTGCATTGACTCAGCAATCTGTTCAGCAAGCTCAGATAACTGCTGTTAATGATCAAATTTTAGATTATATACCGACCATCGCAGCTAAAATAGAATCTCTTGTGACGGCATTTGATTCTACACCGCAAAGTCTAGTTAATTATGTAGATCAAAAATTAGGTATTGGCGGTCCATTATATAACGTATTTATGGCAAATGATCCATTCAAAGTGAAACGTAAGAAAAGCGGAAGACGTGGCAACATTGTTGATATCACTGAATACGGTAATTTCTTTAGAGCATATGGTGATCAAAACAATGTACGTGACAAATTGTCAGATAATCAGAAAAATAATTTACTCAGTAATTATCAATGGGGTTTGATATTTGACCGAGATAATCAAAGTCAAATTATCGGGACATCGCAAGGAGATTTGTTAGAGTCTAGCGTTAATCAGGCTGTGCAACAGTTCATAGCAGATCTCAATGATTTGAGTGTTAACAATTTACCGGGATATGGTCCAATAATCAATCCTGCCACAATTCCATCATCTAATTTTTCAGCATTGAATACATCTGCTGGAGGTCGTGTAACATATGATGTTCCTACAGATGTTCAAGATTATATAAATGAAGGTGGAGTACTTGAGCCATCGAATTATTTGAATGATGATACATATATTTGTAATGAAAGAACGATAAGTAGAGCATTAAAACAGAATAATTATCTCAGAACTATCATTTTCAATCAAATCAAAACAGATTATGCTAATATCAGACAATCAGCAGATAAATTAGATCAATATCTAAGTTATATTAGAACATTGATGACTAATTTAGAAAATGTACTACAACTTATTGATGATACTGTACGAGCCGCATCTGATACTGCTGCTATACAAGAAATGTTATCGACTGTGATATCATTAGATAATTTCCTTAACAATTTACAATCTACTGGTACTGGTATTGGTGTTATTTATTTACCATTTGTGATAATACAGGCGACAGATGATCTAGTAAGTAATGAATTGAAAAAACAGTATAATTCAATACAATATATTAGACGTAAAGTTTTTGAAAACACAAGCGGAAAAGATTTCTTCATCAAATGGGCCAACAGTAGCAGAGAGGTATTGTTACAAAATGTACGTAATTCAAATACCTTAACATTCGATAATTATATATACACGTAGAAGATATGTCGTTAAACAGATTCACAAATATATCAGACATTATTACTAATGATGGTCCATTGTTAGCTTCTACATGGAGAACCGAGCATATCTCTGTGTTATCTCCTATCGCAACATCTTTAACACCTGGCCCTGTAGGTTTTGGATTACCTTATTTACAGGGTACAGATATAACTGTGGAGGCGCATGTTTATGCTCCTAGTACTAATTCATTGACTGTAACTGGTGATACTAGAATCATAGGAGGTCCTGTACAAGATTTTGTGATCACCGGCAATGAATTGATGATTAACTATACTGAAGTGATGAAAAACTTTGGTATCACCAGAGGTAACTTTGAAGTAATTATCAACATCTATAGAAACATCATAGGAGATTATTCAAGTCGTCCTTTGATAGTGAAGGAGATTTCGCCAGATCGTAGAGAACTTCATCTGAAAATAAGGCCAGGTTCTTTCATATATCCAATTGATATTGAAAATTATCTTAACAGTTATGGAACTCCAGCATATCAACAGAATGTATATCAAACTGCAATAGATCCTATAACAAATCAACAGTATGTAGAAGTTGATGCCTTTGGTAATCCAATCATATTGGAATATAATAACATTCCTTTATCAGATGCACATACGTTTCTTAATTTAGGAGATAACGAACTTTATCGCATTGTGAATGTGAAGCCATGGGTAGAGGGTGATGATCTTGTCGTACGACTTTATCAACCATTACCTGAAAGTTTCAATGAAAATGATAGCTTTGCATGTATAGTAGATCAATTATCAGATTCATATAGTGACAATGTAATAGTACGCAATACACCAGAGCCTGAAATATATAATGAGCTAGCTGGACCAAATTTTGAATCATTCACAGTTGGTACAACTACTGAAACAGATTTTAAGAATTATAATCAGTTGTTAACTGCCACACCTGCCATAGCACAGCAAGTTGTTGATTCAATATTTTCAGGTTCATTAGGAACTGGTACAAAAATTCCTATCGACTATTCAGGTTTTCAAAATTTTGTTTTCTATTCATCTGCTGAACAGCGAGTTAGAAACTTCAAACATAAATTAGAATACATTGAATTGTATAATGATACTATTGGTCAATTGAATGCAGCAAATACTGATGCAGCTTATATGGCTAACAATATCACGGTCAATGAAAAACTGAGAGATCGTATAGTCAGTAGTTTTGATGGATACGAACGTTGGTTATATTATGAACAAACATCTAGTCTGTTCACAAATCAGCCATCTATATATGAAGAAAAAGATCCATTCGTTGTGGAAGGCGGATTAATAGGTGCAGAAAATTACAGAATACCACCTTATCCAAAATTTTTATCTAATGGTCAATTTGTACGCCATCATACAACATCTAGCATTGCCACGGATTGGTTTAATTCGACAATAGCATCTGCATCATTGTTTGATGTCGAAAATGATAATGCACTGCTAAATACAATACCAGAGTTTGTCAGAACAGATCCAAATAATGATCAATATCTGTTATTCACTAACATGATCGGTCATCATTTTGATATCTTATATGCATATGTTAACAATCTGAGTAATCTGTATAAACATGAAGAACATCCGAAACTAGGACAAGATCCTAGAATTTATGTTGAATTAGCCGAATCATTAGGTTGGTATTTACAAGATGGTAATCAATCCACATCATTAGTACAATATACATTAGGTGTAGATTCTGGCAGCGGCGCATATGCACAAACAGGTTCATTATTTTCTAAATCTAATAAAGATTTAACTACTGAAATTTGGCAAAGAATGTATAACAACTTACCATACATTCTTAAAACTAAAGGTACAAAACGAGCAATACATGCCATAATGAACATTTATGGTATACCACAAACATTGCTAAGCATAAGAGAATATGGAGGACCTAAGGTAGGTGAAGATGAGCCAGTACTCATCGAAGATCGATTTGGATATGCATTGAAAGTGAATCAAGGTGCTCATCTTAAAATTAACAATGAATATGTTAGTTCTAGTTATGGACTTTTCGGTGTTGGATTAGATAAAGGCGAAGTGCCGGTCATTAAAAGAGAGTTCAGAATCAAACCAAGATCAGGCAGTTCAATTATTTATTCAAGAGTTGAACGTGATGCCTCCGGAGCCGAATTTCCAACAGCTCATATAGCTATTGAACGTACAGGTTCATATTCTGGTAGTAATCAATATGGTAGAATAAATTACGCCATAGCCAAAGGCACATCAGCAGTTGGAGCAATAACTGCATCTACAGAATATCTTCCATTATTTGATGGTGATGTATGGAATGTAACTGAATTTTATGTCACTACAGGTGATCATTTCAATACAGGATCTAATACAGATACATCATATAATATTAAAGTACAGAAAGCTTCTGATTATATTGTTGGTAAGATAATACATTCAGGTTCCATAACTATTTCACCTACATATTCTGATCATTATGAAGCTTGGTCACTGTCACCTGCAATGGAGGCAGCAGGAAGTTCCTCATTCTCATATCTAGGCGGTAATACAGGTAGTTCAGATAGATTCAATATCAATTCAGAATTGACTAATTTAATGGGTCCTTTGAATCTGTATACCGGATCTGTACAAGAATACAGAGAATGGATAGAAGATTTTTCACAGAAATCTTTTGATATTCACACATTGAATCCTTCATCTTATGTTTCAAGTTTATCCGCTACAGGATCATTTGATACATTAGTAAAACATTATCCATTAGGTACAGATCTGAAAGCTGTTGATAGATCACAAGGTGCAGGTCTTTTTGTCACATCCTCTCATCCAGATCAAAAAAATAAAGATTATTCTCCATCATTCACTGATGGCAGAAATACTTATGCTACCGCATCAGGTTTCATAACACCTGATAACCCATTGAGAGGCAACTATGAAGTCATTGAAGAGACTTATTATGTTCAGGGCGTTTCATTAGGCGGATCAGTACCAAGATCACAGAAAATCAGATTGGAAGAAAATGAACTTATTACTACATTGACTCCTGACAGAAGTGCTGAAAAATCTAGATTTGACAGAGCTCCATTGGATTCAAATCGATTAGGTTTGTTCTATTCATTGGCGGATCAAATTAACAAAGATATTTTCAATCATGTAGGCGATGTAGCGTTAGATGATTTTGTAGGAGATCCAGATCACGAATTCACCGAAGGATATCCAGATCTGTTTCATTTTTCAAAACAATACTGGAAGAAATTTGATCAGCGTAATGATCTAAACGCATTTATTCGTGTCTTCACTCAGTTTGATTTCAGTATATTCACGCAGATACAGCAGACAATACCTGAACGTGTTGATGACGTAACTGGTCTTCTGATAGAGCCACATGCATTGGAGCGTAGTAAAGTAAGAATAACTAGTTTACCAGAAGTTGAAGATCTAGCTCTGGAAACAGAATTACATATAACATCATCATTATTTCCTACATCTGATGTAATACCTGAAAGAGAAGGTATCATCGACAAGCCATACGTTGTGGAATCAGAAACGTTATATCATCTGAATGATAATGGAATACTTGATATAGGTAATAGATTTGGTACTATTCCAATGATTCCTACAGGTGCGGCTGATTACTGTACTATAGCAGTTTATCCCGTTGATGAAAAATTATCAGTTACAGCTTCTATACAAAGTATTTATACTGTACAAAATAATAGCGTTTCTTCTCCGTGGACATCGTTGAGTTCTATGAATGCATTTGATAGTGTGTCCGCAAGTGCTGACACCATTAATTCAGATACTGGTAGTACTGATAGTATTCGATTACAATTGAAAACATATAACATGTTTGATACAGTAAGAGATTTCACTGTCAACATATCTCATAAAAATGAAGCAGGTTCTGGAGAAAAATTATTTGTATTGGATTCTGCTATAATGACTGTTTTTGATGATGAGGTTAATTCTGATCATCCTAATTACAAAAATAACTTAACTGGCCAACAATTAGGGTTTTATGATGGAACAAGATATAGAGTTAGAAGATCCGGTAGTTTTGTAGGCACACCTATACAAGAAAAGAAAGTTACTGGTGATTATATAAATACAGATACCAGATCTGATGCAATTGTTTTTAAAAATGTGAAAGTCAATGCATTCACAGATTTGACAATTGATATCAAATTATCAGTTACTGGTTCATATTCAATCGATCCTAGAATTAATAAAATTGATGTAGTACAATCAATATCAGAAGTTTGTCATTCTCCATTACAACAAATAGTTGATAAATGTAGACCGAGTACAATTTATAGCAGAAAGGTTTATCATTTTGGAAGTCAGCAAGCCACTTTCTCAGATAAATACAAAAGAGATGCTGATAGATATACTAGTCAATCATTAGGATTATATTATAGTCAGTCATTGGAAACAGCTTGTTACATGGATGATTTCTTCGCTATTGAAGAACTTCAAAGATATGAAGGAATGAAAAATATTGGTACTGCTGTTAATGGTGTACCGAGTCCTGGTGGATTTAGTATTGTAGGTATTGGTAATTTCACCGGTACAGGAGCAGCAGGATCACCTGTTGAAATATTCATCGTGAATCCAAATCAAATGATTTACAATCCTACAGCACCTACAGCAACTACGGCTGCAGGTAACATAGTTGTGTCAGGAGGTGGAACAACTAGGCCTACTCCAGTATATGGACCACCTAGACCAGGTAACACCGGTCCGCAGCGTGCAAATCCAGGTCAATCTAATACTACGGGACAAAACACAGGATATGGAGGTTAATTTCCTTGTTAAAGTATATTTATAGTAAACAGAATAGAATATGGGATATCTAAATAATTCTACGATAACAGTTGATGCAATTCTCACAAAGAAAGGTAGAGAGATATTAGCTCGAGGAACTGATCAGTTTCGTATAACACAATTTGCATTAGCAGATGATGAAATTGATTATGATCTATATAATCCGGATCATCCATTAGGTACAGCATTTTATGGTGCTGCCATTGAGAATCTTCCAATGACTGAAGCATTAACAGATGAGGCTCAGATGATGAAATACAAGCTCATCACTTTGCCGCGCGGATCAAATCGATTACCATTTGTTGATTTAGGCGTCCCATCCATTAATGGAGCTTCTGGACAGACTTTTACAATAAGTCCTATCACAGCAAACTTACCTGGTTCAGATGACGGAGGTCTTGGATATACAGCTATTATAGCCGATTCTAGTCTTGTTGTAGGTACAGGTCAAGGATTCGGAGCAGCACAAACTCCTAACGCAACTGTAGCTTCGTTCATTGGCGATGCTGGAACATCAGTTCAAATTCAAGGAGTAACATTTAACTTCTCTCTAAGACATCCAGATGCAGGTAATCAGGCAGCAGCTCCTAGGCAGACATCTATAACATTTATCGGAAATGCTACGGGCGGTCAAGCTACATTGCCTATAACAATTAGACCTACATTATAAAAAAAGATATTAACATGCAAACAGCTTTTTCATTAGCACTTGAACAATTTGGACAGAGAATGCCCATGCATTTCGTCGCAAATGTAGGAGGAACAAGACCAGGTAGCAGATTAGTACCAGGAACATATAATCCTAATTCTCCTATAATACAGCAAGGATTTCTTAATCCACAAAACAATGCTGCCAATCAATTCGCAGGACAGGCTTTAAATCCATTCGGGCCTGGGACAATTGCAGGCGGTCTTTCAAATGTTTATACTCCATTTGATTTCAATAATGATGTATTGACAGATGTACAGGAAGAAGTGACCAGAGGTTTGTTTTCAGGTAATACTGGTAGTTTTGTTAACATGTTTACCAGTTCATTACTTACTGCTACTCAGAAAACATATTATCAGGAACTACATTCATATGGTGATCCGGCTTTGACAAACGATGCTGTTTCAGAACTATCAATTGCATATGGACATGTAGGAGGATCTGGATCTCGAGATTTGACAGGCAATCTTAACAATGATACACCTAGTAGAGGTATTTATTCACAATATGCTCAGTTATTATTAGATCCAGGTGATCGTAAGTTTTCATTTGATGGTACTGATAGTGATTCTATTTACGTATTGAATTTTAATCGTGCTAGATTCAGAGAGCGTATTGATGCTGGAAACTTTGAAATTACATTAGCTCGATTATCAGGATCAATCGGAGATGAAGTTTCCAATGCTGGCCATACTGGATCAAATGTACGAATTGCACAATACGGTCAATATTATCAAATTGTAGATGATTCATCTGCTAACAATCCAACCGTTGGTCAATTTGGTCCTATATATAATTTGGTATCAGGGACATTGGATAACACTACTCAAGGACAACTTATACATAACCCAGGAAATCCTATACATTATGGTTTGTTATATCCTCATCTAGGTATTGCGATATTAAATGCTGAAAAGTTAGATCAGGATTATTCTAATGGAGGTCTTAACTTCAATTCAGTTACAGGATCACAGGTTCAGGGTGATAATGCCGTAAAATTATTCACTGCATTATCATCATCGAATGGTATGACTCCTGTTAATATCAATGGTGGTATTCAGGCCAGATCAATGGAACGTGTGAAAGCTAGTTACTATTTTTGTAGGGTTCGAAATGCAGAATATAATTATTCCAATAATAAATCATTTACAACGGGATCAGGAGCTGTAGCTTATCAATCTTTCGCTGATAATCCCCAAGTTTATATCACAACCGTTGGTATGTATAATGATAACAGAGAATTATTAGCAGTAGCTAAATTGAGTCAACCTATCTTGAAAAACTTTACTAGAGAAGCATTGATTAAGGTGAAGTTAAATTTCTAACCTGAAAATCAATGTTGAATGGCAACACGTCCTTACATATATCATCCAGTAAAAAGCAGGGATATACATCAACGACCTGTAAAGACGTATAAACATTATGGTATCAATAACGAGTCGTTTGCTACTAGCAGTGGTTATACTAGATATGATGCAATATATCTAGGACGTAAATACCCAGAAGTAAATGTAGGAGATCCTACATATAATTACACCATAAACAGTGAAACAAAAGTAAACAAACATGTTATATGGCATGGAATAGATCATAGATATTATGATAAACCTTTTGATCCAACAAAGACTCAAGAACTATATGATATAGAAAATACTGAAAAATTTCTTTGGTTTTCAGCATCTGTGATGTCTATACCATATTTTGAAATGGGCGAAGGCATAAAAAAAGAAAGTGTATCATTAACAGTTACTGGACCAGGTGATATAAATTACATTGCAAAGGATGATGGTTATGGCAATCTGAGAGATCATCAGATTGACAGTTCGAGTTTTGCATCATCTAGTAGGAGTTTGTTACATTTATCATTCAATGACGAATATCGTCAATTAAGATTTTCGCAAGGTAAATTGGAAGAGGCAGCGGTTGATAGATTCAAATATTACTTTAAAGGTGCTCCCACAAATCTAGATCATTATCAGAAACAAACAAATTCTGTTTATGATTTCAATAACATACAAATTGTCAATGGAGTTCGAACAACGGGTATAGATCAACCATCTGGCCTTGCTGCTAGATTTATCGATTCTTCATCATTCATTAGAATTGCTCATTATGAAAATGGAATACCTACAGATCCGGACAGACGTAGTAATGGTAATCTTTTTGATAGATTTGGATTCTGTGATGATTATACAATAGCTTTCTGGATCAAAAAAGGTTCTAATGATACTGGTCCATATTCTATTTTAAGTAAAAGTACGATTAAACGAGAACGTGTATATAATACAGCAGATAATACATTTGAATTACGTGATGTAGTTTATGAAGCGCCTGCCATTAATCAGAATTTTGATAAATATAGAACACCGTTTTCAATTGGTATGGTATGTGATGGATCTGATAATACAGCTTATCATTTTCAAGCTAGTAATGGTTCAAAATCATTACATTTATCAGGATCTAAAATAACAACTACCGGCGATGTGAATACTAGTTGGGATCATATATTGATCAGAAATAGTAATTCGTTAGCTGAACTTTATATCAATGGAACACTTGTTGACAGTGGTTCATTGCCAAAAGGTAATTTAGGTAATCAATATGATATTGTCTTAGGTTCATTAGCAGCATTTACAACATTAGTGCCACCGACACCATCGGGGTCAAGTAATATCCCAAATCCTGTTAGTTCAGATCTCACTTTACCGACCAATGTTACGAGATATTCAAATACAGATCTTGTTATAAACAATGGTATCACATTAACAGTTCCTACTAACACAGTTTTGATCATTAATGGAAGTTTAACATTAGAGGATGCTGCTAATATCATTATCGAACCAGATGCTCAAGTTTATGTAGCTACTAATTTAATACTCAATGGGTCAGCCGAAGTTACATTAGAAGGGAATGCAGAATTAATTTTTGATTCCAGAGTATCAGGTGATGGTGACATTTATCATAATCCATTTGATATAGCTGAACTTAGAATGTATGATTATGCAGTATCTACCAAAGCAATAAACTCATTGACAAATAGACATTATCTATCAGCTTCATTATATCAAAGTAGTGTAATGGGTAATGTGTTCTATAATCAAGGATCTGTTGTTGTGACATCACCATTGAAAAAACATACAACCGGTTCTGGTGTATTTTTTCCAGAAGAGACTGGAAGTTTTGATTTAAGATATCGTGGTATACATACTATATATGAAAATGAAGTAATGGTGAGGATTCCTGCAGGTAAATTGAATGTAAGTACAAATCCTACAGCAACGTATAGAAAAACAACAAAAGGTACAGATCCATGTTTACCTAATGAAATATTATCCATGCCAGGAAATCATATCAAAACAATGTTCATATCTGGGACAGCAAATCCGTACGTAACTACCATCGGATTATATAACAGATATAGACAGTTATTAGCAGTTGGTAAAATGTCTCAGGCAGTGCAAAAAAGACCGGACATAGATACTAACATTATTTTAAGATGGGACTACTAGATGGGCTGGAGAAGTCGAAGTAAGACACGACGCGATGCGTTGAAGTCGGGTTATAGATCAGGATTTGAAGTTAAGATAGCAGATCAGCTTACTGAACAGAAAATAGATCCGAAAAAGGTTTATGAAACGACAAAAATTAATTATATTATACCTGAGAGACAAAGTACTTATACAGTCGATTTCACATTACCTAATGGTATATTGATTGAAACTAAAGGACGGTGGACCACAGAAGATCGTAAAAAACATTTGTTGATAAAGAAACAACATCCAGAACTTGATATCAGAATAGTGTTTCAATCAGCAAAAACAAAGATCAGAAAAGGTTCCAAAACCACCTACGGGGACTTTTGTGACAAGCATGGAATTGCATGGTCAGAAAAACAAATTCCAAATGAATGGTTAAAAGTTTGAGCCGTTGAAAAAAACTTTGAAAAAAGTTGGCAAAAAGGTTGACCTTTTGAAAAATTTTTATTATTTTTAATTAATAAATTTTCATTTGAAAGTTATTGAATAATGAAACATTGATATGTTAATGTCAATGCTAATATAATATAATATTAATTATATACATGAGCAGATATGCTGTTATTTCTCTCTTAGACTCTGTGCTTGGTTCTTCTGGTAAACAGAAATCTGATAACATTCCTTATCACTGTCCTTTCTGTAATCACCATAAACGAAAGCTGGAAGTTAACATCGTCACACAGCATTGGCATTGCTGGGTATGTAATGCAGCAGGTAGAAAGATACATACACTGTTTCGTAAACTGAAAGTAGACAGAAATAAATTTGTACGATTAGCTGAACTCATAGAAGATGTTCAGATCAAATCAAAATATACATCTACTAATACTCCGGTCGTAACATTACCATCAGAATTCAAACCATTATGGAAGCAACGAACTGATCCAGAGTTTCGTAATGCATTTCATTATCTTGCTAAACGAGGAATCACGCTTACTGATATTCTGAAATACAGAATAGGATACTGTGATTCAGGTCAATATGGAGGTAAGATCATTATACCAAGCTATGATGATGCTGCTAACCTGAATTATTTTGTTGCTAGAGCATATTACAAAGATGATACATTGAAATATAAGAATCCATCCATATCAAAGAATGTGGTTGGATTTGAACTACATGTCGATTGGAAACAGCCTATCGTTTTAGTCGAAGGAGTATTTGACGCGATTGCAATTCGACGCAATGCCATTCCTTTATTTGGTAAAACTATATCAGATGTACTAAAACTGAGACTTGTAGAAAAATCAGTTAAACACATTTACATATGCTTAGATCAAGATGCACGCAAACAAGCATTGGAAGCAGCTGAGTATTTCATGGCAAATGGTATACATGTATATTTCGTCGATCTCCCAGATTCAGATCCAGCAGATCTAGGATTTCAGAAAATACATGAAGTTATAGATCAGACATCAGAATTGTCTGAATTCAAATTAATGGAAGAAAAAATATTATGTACGTTATAAAAACAGACATAAAACAGATTGACAAGATTTTTCATATTGCAGATGTTCATATCCGAAACGTGAAACGTCATAAAGAATACAAGATAGTATTCAAACGATTGTATTCTTATATAAAAAAGAATGCTACACCTAATTCTGTGATATATGTGGCAGGTGATATTGTACATGCCAAAACAGATATGTCGCCAGAACTTATTGACATGGTGTCTGATTTTTTCAGATCTCTGGCAGATATATCCCCTACCATTGTGATCACCGGTAACCACGATTGCAACCTAAATAATTCAGATCGCTTAGACGCTCTTTATCCTATCGTTAAGGCTATCAAACACACTGATTTACACTATCTTAAAGACACGGGTATATATAGATTGGCCGATGTGGACTTTAACGTTATGTCCGTGTTTGACAAACCGGTTGATTTCATAAAAGCTCACAAACTAACTGCCGAAACAAAGATTGCATTACACCATGGTGCAGTTAATAATGCTAGCACAGATGCCGGTTTTGTTCTACAGAATGATCATGTCACAACAACTATATTTGATGGCCATGACATGACATTGTTAGGAGATATTCATAAAACGCAATATCTTGATAATGATAAGACAATTGCATATGCAGGTTCATTGATTCAACAGAATCATGGCGAAGGTCTGGTACATGGTATATTGGTTTGGGATGTTAAAACAAGGACTTCTGAATTTGTTGAGATAAAAAATGACTATGGTTATTACACAGCATATGTAGAAGATGGTGAACTGAAAACAGATATTTCAAATATACCATTGAGGCCTAGACTGAGACTGAAAGTTAAAAATACTGACGCTGCGGATATAAAAGCTGTTACGTCACATATACGCAGCAAATGTAAAGTACAAGATATTACAATACAACGTGTTAATGAGATCAATACCACAAATACTGCTAACAAAATTAATTTCGGTAGTGTCAGAGATGTGGAATGGCAAAACAATGTGATATCAGAATATCTGACAGCTGAGCATGGTGTAGATGATAAAATGATGGACATTGTTCGTTATATTAATAGGACAGTTCATAGTAAACTTGTATTAGACAAACAAGCAAGAAACACTACCTGGGTACCGAAACGATTTGAATTTTCAAACATGTTCAGTTATGGTACTGACAATGTTATAGATTTTGGATCACTGCAAGGATCATATGGTTTATTTGCTCCTAATGCGTCTGGTAAATCTACTTTGTTAGATGCTTTGGCATTTTGTTGTTTTGATAAATGTAGTCGAACTAAAAAAGCAGCACATGTACTCAATAATAAATGCAGTAACTTTCAGAGCAAGTTTGAATTTGAACTAGGTAAACATACATATTGTGTAGAACGTTCTGGTAAGAAACAAAGCAATGATCACGTCAAAGTCACAGTTAATTTCTATCGTTATGACGTAAATGGCAACGAAGAAAATCTAAACGGTGATCAACGAGATAGTACAAACAAAAACATCAGAGACTATCTTGGTACATATGAAGATTTTGTTTTAACTGCACTATCATTACAAAACAATAATACAGGTTTCATTGACAAAACACAGAGAGAACGTAAAGATCTTTTGTCACAGTTTCTTGACATTGAAATTTTTGAACAACAGTATCTGATTGGTCATGAAGATATTAAAGAAACGGCAGCATTAATTCGCGAATATAAAAAGAAAGATCTGTCAAAGGATCTGTCAGACGCTGAGTTAGATAGTGAAACATATCAAAAGATTTCTGATAAAATATCAAAAGATAAAGCAGATCACAATGAAATGCGACGCAATCTCAATGAGATAATCATAACATTGTCACAACAATTATATGAGATATATGATCTGGAAAATCCAGAAGATATCAAAGAAAAGATTAGATCAATTGATTTAGACTTAGAAAACAATGATAAACAGATAACTGAATATTCAGGATTCATATCAAAGGCAAATGAGAAGCTTAAAGATATCGATGTGCAATTATCAGAAATTGATAAATCTAATTTACAACAATTGATCAATTTGCACGAACAACGCAGAATTGAATTATCTGATATGGAGTATAATCAGATGTCATTGAAAAAAGAAATTGAACATGCTCAGCGAATGACATCTAAACTCGATGATCATAAATGGAATCCTGACTGTGAATACTGTATGGCAAATCCATGGTTACATGAAACTAAGACCATTGCCGAAAAATTACCTGAACTCCAGAACAGATTAGGTATAATTAACAATCAAGTTAAATTCATACAGGATAATCTGAAGAAAATTGATATTGATAGTGTCAAGAACAAACTGAGCGAGTATGATAATCTGGAAGACAAGAAAAGAAAAATTCGAGATAATGTTTACAACGTTAATACATCATTGGATCAATGTGAACGTCAGAATTATGACTTGAAAAGTGAAATGAATTCATTAAATGAGAGTTTGAATAAATCATTGCAACAAATTGAATACATTGAGCATAATCAGAAACTTAACAATGATATAAATGAACATAAGAATGAATTGACGTTCATTGAACGCGAAATCAATGACATTGATCAGCAGCTCATTGATGTTTCCGGTAAGCTAAGCGTTGCTAATCAGAAAATTGCTGACACAAAGGCAGATATTCAACGTTTGAAAGATTTGGAAAAACAGTATCAAGGTTACGAATATTATATGAAGGCTGTGAAACGTGACGGTGTTCCATATTATCTGATATCAAAGGCTTTACCAAAGATTGAAGCTGAAATAAACAATATATTGACACAGATTGTGAATTTCACTATATTATTACAAACTGATGGTAAGAACATCAATGCCTTTATAGTATATGATGAAGATAACTATTGGCCATTGGAACTCACATCTGGTATGGAGAAATTTGTTTCATCTCTGGCAATACGGACATCTCTGATCAATGTTTCAAATCTACCGAGACCTAATTTCTTGGCAATTGATGAAGGATTTGGCGTGTTAGACTCTGACAATCTGAACTCCATGTACATGTTGTTTGATTATCTGAAAACACAATTTGGTTTCATAATGTGTATATCACATATTGATGCAATGCGAGACATTGTTGATAAGCTTATTGAAATCAAAAAGACAGGTGGTTATTCAAAAATACAATATTTATGATAAAGTATACTGATGGCCGGAGTTACATATAATCAGCAAACATTTCCACATAGACGTAAAAAACTAGATTTACGTAATGCTCAGTCACTTCAAATCTTTGATACATCCTTAACATCTGAAAAATTTTTTAACATTGTAGATTTTCCAGAAAAATTTACATCAGGTAAAAATTTATTTAAGATAAAGGCCGCGGCAGGTACATTAGTCGATAGAGCTCCTATATATGTTGAAATATTAGATTTCAACGGAGATCCGATTTATCATGAGGTTGTAAATTATGCAGAACACGATGGTACGAGAGTTGTATCAGTATGGATATATCCAGATACAGCTCCTGGACCTGCTGTAGTATATGTAGCCTCTAGAGCAGCATATGATGAAGAAACTCAGTTACAGTATCCATATTCCACAGATCCGGATGACAGAATAAATGGAGTTCGATCACCGAATTTAATATGGTCAAGAACTGTAACCGTAGCACCGGAGCTTAGAAATGATACTGAGATAATATTTTTACAACAGCCAACAGTTATCATAGAAGAAGTTACACAACCTTATCTGCAGATAACAAATCTACGAGGTATTAACCTAGCACAATCAGGATCTGGTACAGTTACAATCAGACCATATGGATCAGCTGTTTCATATACAGGTGGTGGGCCAGCAATACCATACCAAGGAGGCGGTACCGCCGGTTCACCTCCTAGTAATTATGGATCACAATTTTTACAACAACCATTAGTAACAGCTGAAAACTTCAATGGTCCTACAGCTGCACAAACTAATCCAATATTTACAGTCAATAGTTTTTCATTGTTGGAGTCTAATGGATTCGCATTATTACCTGAAATGGTAGGAGGTACTATTACTATATCTGATCCTGCCATAAACATTACTACTAATGCGGCAGGATCAAGTTTTGAAATACAGGACAGTGAATTATTACCTTCAGATAATCCACAAAGTTTTCCAGCATTAACGATAACAGCTCCTACAATTGCATCTGGAAGTTTTGAGTTTTTGATAACAGAAGTTTTGAATTCAACACAAGCAAAGGTTGCTCAGATATCAGGTTTCAGAGACCCTGCTTTGAATACAAATGGTAGTTTTGAATTTCCATACGTACAAAGAAATAGTAGTGGACAGAGGACAGTTCATACTTTGAATAGGATAGAAAGCAGTGATAATTTCACAGCAAGTTATTTCAGACCACCTACCACAGCAGTAACAGAACAATCACAGTCATTTGCAGAAATACGTATAGAAAATTTATCTCCAGCCACCGGTGATGTCTATAAGATAAAAACATTGTTTAAAGCCGGAGGACTTTTTGGAGATTTTGAAGATCTAGGTGATACAGTATTAGAAGAATTTGAATTATTAGAAGATCCTGATAATTTAGAAATTTCCAATGTAAATGGTGTTATAAAAAATAGAATTGGATTTTTTACTAGTTTACAAGATTTTGAAACGTATTGGACAGGTTCCGGGGCAAATACATTACCTGAACAAGGTGTTAGCACTGTATTCAATCCTAGTAACATTGTATCGGGAGTTCAGATAAGAGCAGAAAATACGTTCAATGCGACAAATAGACGATTTGCATATATACATATATCATCATCACAATATCATGCAGATCTCAAAGCAGATACAATATATAAATTACAGTTCAAGGCACATGCCACTGACAATCCAGCATCGTCTGATCCTAATGTTGTTTTCCCAAGAGTAGATGTATATGTTTCAGGTAGCACAAGAAATGCAATTTCCGTGCCAGACGATGCTACTAGAAATTCAGCATATGTAGTCAGAAGCAGTCAGACACAATTGACTGATAGTTTGCAGGATATATTTGAAGACAATAATACTTTTGGTAAACGATTAGGCAGTGTTGAATTCAATGTTAGTCAAAGTATAAATGATGTTGCATTCAATTTTCTGTCAAATGATGATGATACAGCTGACATATTCTTTGTGATCAGAAGAGGTCAATGGACATTGGCAGATATATCATTGGTGGCAGTGAAAGAGACAGGTTTCACGCCAAATGTTGCAAGAATAAACAAACGCATACCTAGAACATATTTTGATACTCCTCTCACATTCAGATTTCAATATTTGGATTATCGCAACAACATTGCTGATATGGAGTCATATATATATCCAGTAACATTCAAAGGTGAGAACACAGTGATCACCGGCGTTAACAACATAGTGTCAGGATCATTGTTTTTAAGTTCTACACCTGGAAGTGGTATTGAAATGCATGGAGGATCTGCATTTATCAGATCAGTAGGCTATAAAGGTTTTGCATCAGCATCTGCTGGCACAGCTTCACCAGGATTCATGTTTTATTCAGGATCTGCATTACCTGATTCAGGAGATGAATATAACGGTGTAGGTTTTGAATTTTTTGCAAATACAAGTTCTTTCATATCATTGAGATCTGATCAGAACAAGCTTGATATCAGGCCGACAAATTTCCAGATAGGAGGTATAACATTTACCACATCTAGCACATCAGTATTTTCCGGAGCAGGAGATCTTGGATCAGTAACAGCAAGTGTAGTGACTGCTGTAGGATCTGCAGTCGGAACTCTAACACTTGAATCAGGAGATGGTCCTAGCATAGAGATATCTGATTTCATTGATGTGCATACAGTATCTCCGTCATTACCTATGAGAGCTACACATCTAGAAGCATCATATGCTCTGTCAGGTAGTACATCAAAAACATCATTCACATATTCATCCTCATTTGATACAACATTAGATTTCAGAGCAAATAGAATAATGTCAGTTACCACAGGTTCAGCATTAACAATGTCTATTGACGCAGATCTTGCTGTATTAGGGAATGTTATAATGACTGATGTCTCATCATCAGTTGGTCTGTATTTGACAGGTTCCGAATTTAAAATTTTAAATGGTACATTTGATACTACTAAAAGAAATTATGTGTATTATCATTACATAGGCAATAACACTGCATTAGTTACAATCAATCAGGAATCATAATGTCAATGATAGCAGCATTTTTTAGTGCAACTGCTAAAGTAGAAGCATCACAAACATTTTTATTAGATGAGTATGGAGCTGATATAGTATTAGCATATTCTTTAAGAAAACTATCCTCCACATATTCAGGAAATGCTATTAGAGTAAGAGAATCATCAGGTAATACTGAAGCCGATATTGGATTTGATTCTAATGGTAATTTAGATGAATCAGCATTGTTATCTCATGTTGGTTCAAATAACGGATTCATAGTCACTTGGTATGATCAAAGTGGTCAGAGTGGTAATATGCAAAATGCAACTACCTCTGAACAACCACAAATTGTATCAAGCGGCACAGTAATAAAGAGTAACGGCAAGCCTGTTATTGAGAGTAATAATGCTAGTTCTGCAGTACACCTTGACCTTCTTTTACCTAAAAATGATTACATACCATCAACAGGTCAATATTTCTTTTTCTCTGTTTGTAACACTAATGTTCGATCAATATTATATGCTGAAAATCAACCTAACAGATGGCAATTTGCTGCTCAAGATGGAAGCACGTCAACAGCAATAAAAAGTAGTAATTATTCTACTGATACCTATCGAAGAAATGGTGCTGCATACTCACCAAGCAATCGTAATGTTTTACATGATGATAATACTTCACAGACTTTAATAACAGTTGATGGAAATTTAACAAGATCAGGAACTGCTCCTAATTTTAGACTTGGTTACAGCTTTAATAATTGGGATATGTGGGACATGCAGGAATTCTTAGTTTATGAAGGCGATAAATCTAGTATTCAATCTGATATAGAAACAGCAATAAATGATCATTACACAATCTATACTTAAATTATGCATTTATATTACGAATATCCAAACTCAGGCTCGGCATATGAAGCATCTGCAGATGTTTATGATCTGAACGCTCCTCCGAGAGATCAAAGAACATCTTTGTATGCCTATAGTGTATTTCCTCATACAGGAAGCACAGATCTAAGATGTGTTGTTCAATATGAGGACGACATTCAATCATTTATAACTGGTTCTGTATTTAATGGGGTAACTTCTTACACTGAAGCAGAAGCTATAGTAGCTGGATTTGATGTAGGACATGATGAAATTAATTTTGAACTTTGATAAAAATTACTTATATTTATAGATATGAATTTAGGTAAAAGTATAGCTTCTGCAATTCTTAATGAAGCTGATATACGTGACATAGTTGTGATATATCCGGGCCGGTTTCAACCAATGGGCAAACATCATGCTGAAGTTTACAAGAAACTTGCAAGTAGATTTGGAAAAAGCAATACCTATGTCGCCACTTCTGACAAAGTGAAACTGCCTAAGTCGCCTTTGGATTTCTCTGAAAAGCAGCAAGTGATCAATGCTCATGACATCACCAATGTGGTACAAGTCCGCAATCCATATCAAGCCACTGAAATACTTGGTAAATACAATCCTGAAACCACTGCAGTGATATTTGCAGTTGGTAAGAAGGACATGGACGAAGATCCTCGCTTTCGAGTAGGCACAAAACGAAATGGTGAACCTACATTTTTTCAATATTATGATGATAACAAAGGCAATCTTCAACCTTACACGAAACACGGTTATCTGTATGTGGCACCTCACGTGTCAATCAGAGTACCAGGATATGGAGATATGTCAGGTACAGTACTGAGACAGGTGTTGGCAACAGCATCGCCTGAAGAGTTTGAAACTGTGATGGGCTTTTATGATGACAAGATATTCAATTTACTCAGAGACAAATTCAGTGTGTTAGTTGCAGAACAGATAGGTAATTTCGTTAGCAATACTACTATTATATCAGAAATATCATTCGCAGGAGGCAGTAAAGCAGATGTGGATGATGGTCCTAGATATTTCTATGGTAATCAGAAAACCTATCAAAAGAAGACTGCAGCCATGGCTGAACGGTTAGGTTTCAAAGTTATGAATTATATTCTTAACACAGATCAGGAACTTGAAAATCATAATGATATGTGGCCAGCCGGGCCAGTTGATACAGTTTCATTTTTCCCAACAGGTAAAGTAGGAGCAATAGGTTCTGGTACCAATTACACCAAAGAACTCAGAGGTACTTCTGGATATAAGCGTTGGCAGAACTATATAACAGGTGTAGCAGAACGGGTAGGTTATAAATTTCTCAACTTCTTAGGAGCTGAGGAAGCAATTGATTCTACAGAGAACGAACCGATGACTAAAGCTGAGGCAACACTGACAGAATCACTTACTAAGGAATGGTGGGCTGGTAAATTCAGAACACTGATAACAGAAGGCGGAGCTTCTGGTCATATGAATCATCCATTTGATGACAGAGATCTTACATTTGCAGAAATGAAGGAACTGGTTCGTATGTCACTGCAAGGAGAGTTGAACAGAGAATCAGATGTTACAGAAAAAACAGATGGACAAAATCTGAATGTCACTTTCAAAGATGGTAAAGTAGGAGCAGCTCGTAACAAAGCCACTATCAGACAGCCAATGGACATAGATGCTGTGAAAATGAAATTTGGCGGTAGAGGAGACATATCAGATGCATTTGCATTTGCAATGGAAGATTTGGAAAAGGCGATACTTGCGTTATCACCAGACCAAAGAGATGAAATGTTTCAGAACGGCCGAAGATTTGTGAATCTGGAAATCATATATCCAGCCACAGCAAATGTGATAACATATGGACCAAAAGCTTATTTACAGTTTCATGGCCTGAATGAATTTGATTTGGAATCGGCTACAAAAGTAGATTCGCTGCCTGAATATGGTGCTCAGTTACAAAAAATGATTTCAGATGTAAATGCAGATACTCAAGAGCATTTCAAAATCATTCCGCCAAAAGTTATAACATTATCTAAACTTCCAGATTTTGATGAAAAGGAAAGTTATTATATCAATAGAATAAATCAACTTCAGAAAGAGTATGGACTAAAAGATTCAGATGAAGTTGTGATGTATCATCAGCGGTGGTGGGAAAATTATCTGGATTCAAATTTACCAGATCTGACACCAGAAGAACGAGATGGACTAATTCGTCGATGGGCATATAATGATAAATCATTCAGATTAAATGCTAAAAATATCACAGATCCAGAAACACTGAAACGTGTAACGGATATTGACAAACAAGATATGACCAAATTGAACAAAGCAAACATTGTGAAATTTGAAGACATATTTTTGAAACTTGGTACTGAAGTATTAAGTAATGCATCAGAATTTTTATCTGCTAATCCAAATGATACAGTGAAGGATCTGCGTAGACAAATTGCTGATACAGTCCGAGATTTGAAAGATAGTGATGATATAACATCATTGGATAAAATGAAAACACAGTTAAAACGTATAGAAGCTGCCGGCGGATTTAAAAAATTGGTTCCTACGGAAGGTATTGTATTTGTATACAAAGGTAAAACATATAAATTAACTGGATTATTTGCGCCAGTAAATCAATTGTTAGGTTTGACAAGGTATTCCAGATAACGATATATTTATATAAAACTAAAACGGAGCATTTGAAATGAATCGAAAAGAAAAAATTTTACGTCAGGAAATTAGACGTATTGTTCGTGCGACATTGAATGAAGGTGATTACGGCAAAAAGGATAACGAAGCTAATGAAAATATTGGCCGTGCAACAAAAACCGCAACTAGTCGATTAGACAGATTAGTTAATACACCGTATATGAGAGCACTGCAAAAATCAATGCAGGTAGGATCGGCTCAACAGAAGGCTGCTGCAACTCTAATGATTATTCAGAAACTTATTGGTAATGACGCTCAAGCTGTTAACAAACTGAAACAGAGATTGCAAATGAAATCAATCCGTCAGTCAGTGACTGCTCCTCCACAAACAGAATCCATCAAAGAACAGGAGGAAGGAGAAGATCTGAAAGGCGCATTAACCACTCGCAAAGAGAAAATGGAAAAAACTATTGCCTATAAAATGTTACTAAAAGCATTAGAAGGCAGACCTGCCACTCAGCAAGTTGATTATGTATTCGCCATGTTAAATGCATTGCCATTAGATGATGCAGCAAAACAAAGAATACGAATGAAGTTCAGACAAGAATTCGAAGTATAATATGTCTAAAAAGTTACAAAACGTAAAAGCAGTACGTGATCTGCTTGCTGGTAAGCACAGAACGCAAACCAGAAAAACATTCACATTTTCCAAAGGCCCTGAAAAGGATTTGGATGTAGTTGAGACATTTGAAGATGGTTCGCCAAAGGTTTGGTATGAAACAGATGCCAAAGGAACTAGACACAAATGGACACAGAAAGAAGGTTATCGGGTAAAAGAGTCGGCAAATTCATTGTTATCATCCATCAAGGACATTTTGACAGCTCCGGATCATTGTCCTGAATGTGGTGAACATATGAAAGGCGATGAAAAGCAGTTAAATCTTAAATTTTATTTTAGTCGTAAAAAATGTTTTTCATGTGTATTGAAAGAAGAACGTCAGATACGTCAGCAGGGTGAAGATGCATGGGATGCTTATCAACGTAAAATCATGTCTGAAAATGCAGAGGCTTGGTTCAAAGATTGTGATATTGAAGTAGGCATTTTGAAAAATCAGGTCAAAGAAGCATATTGGCATAATGCCGATGGCAGATCGGATGAAATTGACATTACACAATTCGTTGAACGAATGGAAAATGATTACAATGAGTTAAAAGAAACTATTAGAAAAAATTTAGCGGAACCTGACAATGAAAAAATTGAAGACAATAGTTGATGAAATAATCAACGAACAATTATTATCAGAAGAAGATATTGATACTGCAGCTGCCGATGTTGAAGACGAGGTTAAAGATCTGGCTCAGGATTTGAAATCAGTTGATTTGGAAGCAGATGAAGATGATCTGCAAACCGAAGCATTAGGCGCTATGACTCTGGCAGGAGTAGCTTTATCATTAGGTTCAATTGTTAAATTAGTTGGTAAATTCATAAACTTGTTAGGTAAAATACCTGGATTGAAATTTTTATCAGGAGAAAAATTGGTAGCCATTGGAGAAAAATATCATCATGTTATCATTGGAGGTATTGAAAAAGCATTAATGAAAGCCGGCGTCAAAGATAAAAAGAAAGCTCATAAAGTGGCTGAATTGATACATACAGTAATTGTAGCTGCATTATTAATGCAAGGCGGAAAATCAGCT